CAGTCGGTGAACGAGTTGCCCGCGATGCTCATGCCCGAACAGCCGAAGAAGTTGATGCCGTGGTTGGTCAGGCTGACGAACTGGTTGTTGTTGAACTGCCCGGAGGTCAGTCCGTAGAACGCCGACGTGCCACCGTTGTAGACGCGGTTCCCGGTCAGGTTCGGGCCGACCACGGAGCCGGGGGTGTGGCCGAGCGCGGTGTCACCCACCCGGAACGGGGTGATGAACCCTTCGAGATGGTTGCCCTGCACCATCGGGCGGTTGATGTAGTCCAGCTCGACGCCGTTGGAAGATAGCTGGGCGGTGTGCAGGGAGTTGTTGTTGAGCTGCACGTCGCTGGGGACGTTGCCGGATGCCCCGGTGGCCTTGATGCCGTGCTTGACGTTGCGGAGCATGTTGCCGGTGAACACGACTCGCGCGGTCTGCTGGGGGAAGGCGGCGTGTGCGAGCCCGCCGACGCGCATCCCGATCAGCTCGTTCGTGCCGACGCCGATCACGGTGTTCCCGGAGAACGTCACGTCCTGCGACCCAGCCCAGGCGTAGAGGCCCTGTCCGGCGGTGCCCTCGACGGTGCAGCCGATCACGGTGACGCCCTTGCAGTAGGCGGTCTCGATGCCGGTGTCGATGGTCTCGGTGACGTGGCAGGCCGACACTGTGACGGACTCCGAGGGGGTGCCCTGCGCGACCCCGGCGACCTCGCCGGACGCCTCGACCCAGATGCCGTAGCCGGTGAACCGCTTGACCCGGACGTTGTGGATGGTGCCGTACTTGACCCCGGCGAACACGACACCGTTGTTCACGGTGCTGTTGCCGTCCACGCACAGGTCGGTGACGGTGATGTTGCTGTCCCCGGTGCTGGCGTGGTTCTTGCTGTAGATCAGTCCCGAGCCGGAGAACGTGCCCTTAATGACGGTCGATGCGCCCTCGCCACGGACGGTGACGTTGGAGGGGACGAGCAGGGGGCCGCTCACCCGGTAGGTGCCGCGCGGGATGTGCAGTAGTCCACCGCCCGCCGTTGCTAGGGCGTCCATCTTGCCCTGAAAGTGGTTCTTGGCGTCGGTGGAGTCGTTGCCGAACGCCGCGTCTGCAATGGCGGTGGCACCCACATACGCGGCGGAAAGGTTGGCCTCAGAGAGGCGCCCGCCGAGCTCCTCCTCGATGTCCTCGACGCGGTCCTTGACCGACGGAGGGCGCGCCGGGGCGGGGCCCTGAGGGGTCCATCCGTCGAAGATGAACTCGACGTCCTCGCGGATCGTGTCCGCCACCTCGGTGACGAGGTTGCCGTCGACAACCTTCGTGAAGGTCCGGGGTGTGTAGGCCATGTCCAGAAGTGTACTGGATCAGGACTTCGGTAGGACCCGGAACGCCTGCTCGGCCGTGATGAGCGCACCCTGGATGACCCGAGCCTGGGCCTTGACCACCTTCCGGCCGACCGGGGTCTTGGCCAGGAGTGCCAGGCCGCGGTGGGCGTGGGCGAAGGCGGTCTGGTACTCGACACGGGCCTGCTGGACGTTGTTCAAGGTCGGCTCCTTGCGCTCGGCGAAGAGCTCGCCAGCGAAGTACCGCACGCGAGCCCGGAAGGCGGTCATGTCGAAGTTGGGGTCGATCTTGCGGCCCTTGGGGACGGCGATCTCCTTGTGGGCCCGGACGTCGGAGACCGACAGGCCGTAGTGCTGGATCAGCGCGGCGCACAGCTTGGCGTAGGCGTCGTACTGCTGCTTGGTCCACTTGTCGACACCGGTGGCCTCGGCCTCGATGCCGATCGCGCGCCAGTTGTTCCAGTTCGAGGAGCCGGTCGCACCCGCGTGGTAGGCCACACCGGCGGCGACGATGTAGACCGTCCCGTCGCGGCCCAGCGCGATGTTGCACAGGGGGCCAGCCAGGCCAGCGCGGCCATGGGTGACCACGTTGAGGGACGGCATGTTGCCCGTCCTCGGCCCCGCGGTGTGGTGCGGGACGACGGTCTTGACGCCGACGAACTTGCCGTGGCCGCGGGTCTTCCAGCCGGAGACCGTCTTGACGGTCAGGCCGGACTTCCGGGCCGCGACGTCGAGGTCGGTCAGGTAGCCGCTCATCTTGGCCATGGCGATCAGCTCTTCGGGAGGGTCTTGAAGGCGCGGGCCGCGGTGTGGTACGCCGCGGTCATGGTGCGCTCGACGGCGGCCACGACGACGCGGCCCTTCTTCGCCCGGCGGAGCAGTTCGTTGCCCTTGCGCCAGTGCGCGAACATCTGGGCGAACTCCTCGCGGGCCTCGGTCACGTTGTTCTTGGCCACGGGGGCCTCCTTCGGGGGTTCCGGGGTGGGTGTCGGCTTCGGCTCCGGCTTCGGCTCGGGCTTCGGCTCCGGCTTCGGGGCGTCGACCACGGCCTGGACGATCGTGATCTCCACGACCAGGATGTGGTGGTCGGAGGGGACGTTGATGACCCGGTACTGCCGGGCCTTGATGCCGGGCCCGGCGATGAAGTACCGGTCGTAGCGGCGGGACCCGAAGGTGGCCGAGCTCGCCACCTCGCGGTCGGCGACGCCCGGCAGGTTCCAGCCCTTGTCGGGGCGGTTCCAGTCGCCGGAGATCGCGACCGGGACGCCCTCGTAGTGGTCCAGCAGGAAGGCCACCTTCGAGCCGACGACCCGCAGGCTCGAGTCCCAGCCAGCCCGCCGCTCCCGGTGGCTGGTGAACGCCTGGTGGATCATGTGGACGTTGACCTCGACGACCAGGACCCTGGTCTTCTTGTGGCGCAGCAGCACCCAGGTCATCGTCCGGTCCGGACCGTCGGCCACGTTGGCCTTGTTGTCGTAGATCTTGTACCAGCCGACAGCGACGCGCTCGAAGAGGTCCGAGCGCCACGCGATCGGGTTCGCCTTGGCGATGCCGTTCGGGATCCAGGCGTCGAAGTTCTTCGCCGCGCGGATCTCGTTCAGGGTCGCCGTCTCGTGGGCCTCCTGGAACTTCACGACGTGCGCGGACGCCAGGGCGGTGCGGACCGTCTTGGCGTTGTTCGCGGCACTGCCCGGCGCGTGCGCGTTGCACGTCGCGGAGCGGTAGGTCAGGGTGGCCATCTACCCATCGTACATCAGAAGCCGACGCCCCAGATGGTGCCGGGCTGCTCCTCCTCTTCCTCCTCCTCGAGGCCGGTGTTCATCACCACGCGGCGCAGCATCCGGGCACCCACGGCACAGACCGCGAGGTCGATCTTCTTGCTCGACTCGCGGTTCTCCTTCATCAGCGAGATGCCCCACTGGCCAGGGTTGCGGACCGCGTTCTTCATGTGCTCCATGAGGGCGGGGTGGCCGTCGTGGAAGAAGAGGGGCTCGTACTCCTCGATGTCGTTGAGGTTCTCGATGCCCTCGACGAACTCCTCGGCCGCGGCCACGAAGAGCTTCTGCTGGTCTGGTCCGGCCATGTCGAACATGATGCCGTGCTTGCGGTGGCCCGACTTGAGCGGCCAGTACCGGGTGTCGAGCTTCTCGCGGTGGGTCTGCAGCCACAGGTCGAAGGTGCCGTCCCAGTACCGGCTCGAGTCCTCGTCGTCCTTCGCGTGGGATGGGTCACCCCAGAAGGCGACCACGTTGAAGAGCTCGAACGCCTCGTTTACACGGTTCGTGATGGCGCCGCGGGGGGCGAGCCAGGTCTCCCCGCGCTTGCCCGGAGGCTTCTGCCAGACCCCGATGGTGAAGACGTAGCCGTCGCGGAGGCGGCAGCCGACCAGGGCGCTCGAGTCGTCGGACTTCGAGCCGTCGAAGAACATCACGATCGGCTCGTTCGCCGCCACCAGCCAGCCCGCCTCGAGGACCGAGCGCGCATCCCGTTCGGCCTCGAGGCGCTGCTCCTTGGCCAAGGGGTAGATCGCGCGGTCGACGGCGACCGGGTCCAGCCAGGCATCCTCCGAGGCGACGACCTGGTTGAACCAGAACCGGCGCGAACGGCTCGGGCGGTGCTTGCGGTTCAGGATGGAGTTGGTGAGGTTCTCGATCTCGAGCCACCATGCCCCGCCCGCGACGGCCTCGAGGACCCGGCGGAGGTAGAGCCGGGTCCGGCGTTCCTTCTCCTCCATCGAGATCTCGGGGCCCTCGTAGTCCTTCGACTCGTCCTCGAAGCGCGGCCGGAGCCGGGCATCCGGCGGGGCCTCGAGGGTGTCGTACATCATGCCGGTCGACGGGGTGAGGCCAGCGGCCTCGAGCTCGTAGGCCTCCCGCTCGGCGCGGGCGACCGACTCCTCGGAGGGCTCATAGGCGTTCGTGATCGACAGGGTGCGCGCCGCGCCGCCCTTCGCCTTCGTGGCGTTCCGCTCGATCGCGTCGGCCATGTCGTGGCCGTCGTTGTTGCCCAGCCAGTGGTGGGTCTCGTTCTTGATCACCAGGGTGGGCCGGTTCCCCTCGAGCGCGCGGGGGCTCGAGGTCACGGCCTGGATCGTCTTCTTGCCCTGGTAGGCGTAGATCTTCTCCTTGCCGGGGTCGATCGAGTGCTCGGCCATGCAGGCCTTCGAGAAGATCCCCTGGAACATCTTCATCGTGTTCTGGGTCTGCTCGAGCGAGACCGCGGCGATCTGGATCCATGCCCGCGGGTGGGGCTTGGCGTACGGCTCGCCCCGAGTGATCCCGTGCTCGGGCATGTCGACCGCCGCCCACCCGCCGAAGCGGCAGGGGCCCACGAACTCCACGGCGGCGATGACCGCGGCGAGCGGGTCCTTTCCCCAGCCCTTGAGGCGCTGCAGCACGACCTCGCGGTACTTGAACCGGCCGGTCGCCTCGCGGTACTCGTCCCCCTCGTCGAGGGCGTAGAACCACAGGATGAACCGGGCCTGCTCGGGGGTGAGCTTGAACGGGATCTCGTTCTCGTCGTCCGACTCGTCGTCGAGGAGGTTGTCCTGGATCCACTTGATGACCTGGTAGCCCAACGTGAGCTTCGGCAGGATGTAGCCCTGCGGGTCGCGCGGGCCGTCCCAGTCCGGGTTGCGGTCCCAGGTGGGCCCCATCGACCAGGGCACGACCTCCCAGTCGGTGACCTCGCCGGTCAGTGGGTGGCGGACCTCGTAGACACCGGGCTCTCGAGTCTCGATGCCTACCGCGGTCATGTCTTGAACAGCTCCTCGCGGTTCTGCACGATCGGAACGACCTTGCCGTCACCGGAGAGCGCGGCGTCCTGCGCCTTCTTCCGGTCGAGCTCGATGCGGAGACGACGCCGGTCGCCCTCGGTCGCCATCAGGGCGGAGAGGCCCTTGAGCACCATGTTCATCACGGCGCCGTTCACCGGCTGCATGACCCACTGGATCTCGGTCTCGCCCTCGCCGATCTGGACGACGATCGGCTTCGGCTTGAACTCGCGCGACAGGGACTCACACAGGGCGTAGGCCGTGTGCCAGTCCGAGGGCTCGTAGAAGAGCGCCTGGCCGGACCGGGTCAGCGACATGTAGAGGTCATGAGCGATCGGGTGCCACGAGGGGTAGCTGAACGCCTCGATGACGTTGGACTTCGACGTCTTCGAAGTGGGCTCGCCCATTACGTCGACAGTCGTGGTGCCGCCGGCTTTGCGCAACTTCGAGCGGAGCGATTCGACGTTGGCTTTCCTGTCGACGGCGACGAGGATGGTTTCCTCGGCCGAGAGCCCGATCTCGCTCGCCTTGGAGAAGTTGACGAGCACATCGGCGAGCGCGCCGTTGGAGACCAGCGCGCCGATGCGCAGCGGGGCGATGCCGGCCGCGCGCACCTGTTGTCCGAGGTTGAGTTTCAACCGCTGGGCCGTATCCGGCGCGAACGCCACGTCGCCAT